AGTATTTAAATAATCCTTAAATACTCAACCGACCTCACATAAAACAACGTGAGGCGGTTTCCCACACCCCAAATTTGAGGAATGCATAATGACTGAAAAACAACTCCGCCTACAAATCAAATGGTACTGGCACAACTTCGCCCAAACAGGCAACATCAAATACTGGTACAAAGGCTACAACGCCTTCAACCAACTCGCAAAACTGCTCGGCTTATAATTCGTAAACCACAGCTAAAAAAAGACCGCTTGTGAACCATCGTAAGCGGCTTTTGGCGTGCTTGCAGTTTATAATAAAATTTTTAATTTAAGGAATTTACAGATGAAAGTTAATATCCAGCTTCAAAGTGCAGTACTTGCAGAACTCGCTGCTAAATTAGAGAGCGCTAAAGCAAAAGGCGCCTATGTTGGTATCCCCTCCGAATCTGATGAACCTGTTGAGGACGGCAAAGAATTTAATTTAGCATCGTTGGCCGCAGTGCTTGAGTTTGGAAATGAGCGTATTCCAAGCCGTCCTTTTTTACGCCAAACACTTGCAGAAAATAAAGAAAAATACACCGCTTTATTTATCCAGTTGTTTGGGCAGGGCGTTGCAGTCGAGCAGATTTATCAGCAAATCGCCTTAATGGCTCAAGGCGATGTACAGTTGAACATTGATAAAGGAAATTGGGTTGCCAACGCACAAAGCACGATCAAGCGTAAAAAATCGAGTAAACCACTAATTGATACAGGTAGATTGCGTCAATCCATTGTAGGCGTTGTGAGAGATGAAACATCAACGTAAACGATGATACCCTACATTGTGCAGGTTTAACTGTGTTTTATCAATAAAGACAAACCCACGCCCAATTAACAATCCTTCCAAATAAGCTATACCGCTAATACGTGCAGTATTTAATTTACTTGCTCTAATATTTAAGCTGTCGCAAATCTGCTTTTCAGAAAAGCCCTGACAGTATAACGCCATCACCACCTGAAAATTTAACAGACTGCTTTGTTTGAGCCTCATTACAGCTTGCTCAATAACCAAACATTCCGCATCGCTAAAATGCACCAGATACCCTCTGCTTTTCTTAGGTGGATTGGGAATGCTGATTGTTTCTCGATAAAACTCCGTGCCAATTCGTTGTAACGCCCACTGGGCCGCCCATTTTGCCAATAAATCTTTGACTGTGCCCACAAACTTCATCTATTTCAACTCCTTACACTTCGCCTTATACACCTTGATTAAATCCTTGATTTCTTCAACCGACAACTTCAGCGGTGGATGGTCTTTGCGTTCTAAAAACTCCACCCGGTCCAGCCCAATTTTCTCAATCAGCCCCAACCGATACTCTAAAATGTTACCGCTCAGGTGCGAGTTACAGGCAGAACATTGCTTGTGGGCGTTATCCTCATTAAACCGCAATTCAGGACAAGCCCCCACGCTGCGATAATGCCCTGCGTGATATTGCCCTTTGTGATAGCGACCACATGAAATGCACGGTAAATCCACATCACGCAATCGAATAAATTCATTGAACACACGCTGTAAATCTTTCAGCCAATCGGAACGGCTTTTTAGTTTCTCTTTCCGCTCACGCATACGACGGCTGGCTTCCAAGCGGTCAGCTTTTTCTAGTTTTTTGCGTTTTTCTTCCGCTTTCCGCTTACCCATCGCCATTGCACACTTCACGGAGCAAACCTGCTGTGTGGAGCGGAATTTTGTATAGTATTCGCCACATTCTTTACATTTATGCTGTTTGGGTGGTTTATTTCTTACCACTTAACACCTCCAACGCATAAGCAAAAAGAAGCGTACTCACGCCAGCACCAATAAAAATCAAACACATACCTAAACCAATCCAGAAAAAATCCATCTAAAACCCCATCAACTGACTAATTTTATTCTCCAACGCCCATTCGTCTTGATAGACATTGCAGAGCGTTTCATTCCAAATCACACCAAATACGCCTTTGTAAATTTCGTTGAATTTCTCTTGTGGACAATTATCAAAAGAAATCGACCACCGCTCTTTCAGCGTGCCACCATCTGCACTCGGCTTGATGTCGTAAAAGCCCGCTTGCTTCATTACGTGGTTTAAATATGCCTCAAGCGTTTTCATCCCCTCGTAATCGAGTTTTTCACGGCGATGCTTGGTAATGCGTTCCGCCAAGCTATCGAGGAACTCCCGTAACCAGGTTCTAAGCGTATCGGTGGGCATGATTTTACTCACGCCCTTATACACCTCATCACAAATCCACACCTCCATTTCTGACATTACCTGAAATTTCGGTTGCCAATATTCAAAGCCCGTGTCTAGCAGAGCAAAGAACTTTTTGTGGTGCTGATAGTTGCGGTTATTGCTCATCGGCATAATCTTTACCGCACAGCCAACCGGTAAATTTTTCAACAAATTGCGGTCGTATTCCGTTTCAGCTACCACTGCACCGTTGGGATATTTCACCGCAAGAATTTCAGTTTTGCGTTTAACTTTGCTTGCCATCTTGTCCTCAATGCAAAAACTCACAGCTAAAATAGTTCGCTTGTTCGCCATCAAATGGACAATCTGCTAAATGACGCACCGCAAATTGTTTTCCGAAAATCGATTTTGCAATCTTGCTACTTTTCCCCAAATCAGCCTTACCATCGATTGAAATTGACACCGTCAGATTAGAACCCAGCCAACTGCAAACAAAGGTTTCGTACTGCTTGCCATTTCGGTAGGCATAGACCATAACCCCTTCTGATTTTGGGTGAATGACCACCCCCGCTTTCTGTAATAATTGCTTTTCTAGCTCAATGTTGCTGTTATTACTCATAACCACCTACCTTCTTCACAAAATCCAGACTTACCGACCGCTGCACAAAATCTTCCATTGTTGGATCGAACACCACAATCATCTGTCCTTTACTGTTTCCCTTGATTTCCTTGCCCGTAACAGGGTTAATAAACGCTATGCGACCACCGATAAGATCAATCACTTCATTTGCCACACCGTGAACGCATTGCTGATACCACTGCGTAGATTTGTCGTTGTTAAGTAACATCACCACGAAATGCCCTGCATCACGCAAGCGTTTTGCCTGCTGCAAAAATGGTGTAACATCGGAGTAAGGGGGATTGACGAAAATTCGCAACGGATAACTACCGACAATTTCATCTAACAACACATCAAAAATATCGTCTGCCAAAAAATCGGGGGCAATTGAGACATTGTCGTCAGCGTCTGAGCCAGGTTCGCCAATATAACGACTAGTCAATGCGTTCTTAGCTGTTGCACAACCGTCTAAATCAAACCAGCAAAAACGCTGATTTAACCAGTCGAATAAATACTTCGGTGTTTGCCAAGTGTTTTTGTCAAATTGTTGCTCAGTCATCTTCTGTAACTCTCCCAATCAAACGCAATCATTGCACCGCCACCTTCTCGCATACGGTCAACAATTCGCTCGCCCACATACGCCCCCAATTCTTGTTGTGATAGGTTGCTGATTAAAATCGTCGGTTTCATCGCTTCGTAACGCTCGTTAATAATTTCAAACAAAATGATTTTTTCCGCTTCGCTCCCGAACTGCACCCCAATTTCATCAATCACTAGCAAATTAGGTGCAATGTAGGTTCGCATCACTTGCTCTTCGCTCTCTTCTGCGTTTTTGCTCCACGAGGATTTCACTTTACGGGCAATACGTAACGCCGTGGTAAGCAAGGCTTCGTCTTGGTATTGTTCGATTACGTGATTGATAATCGCACAAGCTAAATGGTTCTTACCCGTACCAGGTTTACCACATAAAATCAGCCCACCACCTTTCGCCTTACGCTCTAGCCACTTGTTCGCATAGGCTTGGCAGAATCGTTTTGCTTTAGCATTCGCCTCCGTCTGCTCGTAGTTCTCAAAGCTCGCTTGCTCAAAACGTTTTGGCACGCCAGAGTGATATTTCAAATCAGCAATCAAGCCCATTTGCATCCGTGCTTTCCGCTCTGCTTCACGCTGTTTTAACCGAGCAATCTCGCCTTGCAGGCATTGCGGGCAGTCGGTTCTGGTCGTCCGTTCAATCGCATCAAAACGGCGTACCCATTGGCGATAATTACCGTGATGCTCACAGCTTGCCACCGATTCCGATGTCACACAGCCATCTAACGGCTTGAAACCTTGCAATGCTGCTTGCAAACGGCTCTCAAGGTTTTTGAGTTCCTCTTGGAATTTTTCTTCAGGGTTCATACCAAGTCCTTAGCCCAATCAGGCGTGTCTGTCGTGCCATAATCTCGCTCTGCAAAGCCAACGTGGGCGTTTGGCTTGGTAGAAGCGGTTGAATGTTGCGGATTTTTTGCAACAACGCCCGAGCTAGGCTGCTCGTCACGCCATTGCCAATCTGCCTTAAAGCCTCTCCAACCACGCTCAATCGCAATCGTGATCGCCTCACACAGAGAAATCCCTGCCTTGCCAGCCTCACGCTCAAAGCCTTTTATCGCCGTGTCTGTAATCGGGCATTTCAACGCCTTGCGATGTTTTACAAAATCCGTTGCTAGTTCGCCATCAATGCCGAATTTTTCCAAAATCTCAAAATCATCAGATTTTTTCGCCTTCGTGCGTGCGTGTGCGTTACTACCCGTTAGGGTAGTATTTTTGGTATTGGTATTTTGTTTAGTGGTATTTTGTGTGTGAGCTGAGTTCACAGGTACTTGTGAGGTAAGTTCACAGGTCGAGTGAGCTGAGTTCACAGGTGAGGTAAGTTCACAGGTCGCAACTTTGTCAAAATTAACCGAGAAAACATTCATTCCCCTGAAGCCTTTCGATTTAGTTAAAAGTCCAAGCTCAACAAGTTTTTCACAGGCGTCTATAACGCCTCTATTGCTTAAACTGCACTTTTCCATCATTTGCGAAATTGAGACCGCATCTTTTTGTTTATTCCAGCCAGTAGTTTGACGGACAACTAGCATATAGCACTTAAATTCTGCACCGCTTAAAACGCTCATCAACTCATCAATTACTGCGTTTGGCACTTGAAAACTGTTTGGGATAAATTTGCTCATTGCATCAACTCCGAAGCGTAACGATTTGCGATAAATGCCATTCCCTTACTGGTTACACGGGTTTGGGTAAAATTGTGACCGTGTTCTGCTGTGCCAGTCTTAACGGCAAACAACTCACGCTCGTGATATTTTTGATAAGGCAGCAAGTTATTTGATTGACGATACAAAATACGGTCTTCTACCAAACGCTGAATCATTGCCTTTTCAGGCATTTTCAAAATCTTGGCGGTTTCTCGTAGTGATTTGGTTGTACCAACTTCAACATAGTGTTCAACAAATGCCACTTTCGGTTTCATCCGCTGATTTTCCAACAACAACGCTTGTTTTTGCTCTTCCAAATCTGCTGCCAAACGCAAGGCTTCCGCAAAAGTCTGCGGTAATTGCAACGCTTGTTTTGCTTCCAATTCAAGCCATCTATCAATGATACGTTTGCGAAGTCTTACGTTATAACCTGCCACCAACGTGAGGGTTAAATCCTTCGGCAATAGGAATTCACGGTAAGATTGACCGTTTTGGGGGTGTGTCCAAATTTGGGCATACCCCTTAGTGTCAATTTCTAACTGCTCAAACATTACTTCAATATCACGTGCAACGTGGCGATGTTCTTTCTCACACAACTCCGCAATCTCACGACTACTCATCGTTAAGCTTGCATTTTTTTCTGTAATCGGTAATAATTCTGTCGTTTTCATTAAAGATTCATTCCTGTATAGAACCCGTGTTCCTGCACGGGTTTTTTATTGCTCTCTATTCCCGTTTTGATTAGAATTTCTAACTGTTCTATTCTCAAAATCGAGTTTATTATTATGGATATCTCTGTTATCTACACTTCTGTTAAAACCACACTGGATATTCTCTCTGGTATGGAAACTAACAGCGTTTTGGCTGAGCGGATTGCTCTCTTGAAGGATCAGCTCGAAATACTCAGATATAGCTACGAAACGACCCAAAAAGAATTGACCGAATGCAAAGCAAAGTGCGCCGAACTTGAGCAAGAAATAGCGAGTTATCGCACAGCGGAACAATTTATCTTTGAACACGGTGCGGCGTTTAAAAAATCCCCGACTGGCTACATCAAAGCGGTTTATTGCCCCAACTGTTTTATCGTTGCTAGTGGAAGCTTTAAAACCTTCCCTTTTCAATGTGCGAATTGCAAATGGCGAAGTATGTTTACACTCTCGGAATTTGAACGCATTTTTGAAACATTGCCGTAATATCATATTAGCTATACCTTCTTTCGAACTCCGTTCCTGCACGGGTTTTTTATTTGCCTTTTGAATTACGTAACACACCCCAATTCACATCAGGGCGTAGCTCTTCGCAAGTTACCTTGCCTTCTGTGATGCGTTCGATTTCTGGACAGCGTTCTGCTGGGACACCTGATTTTCTCCATTTCGCAACTGCCCACGGTCTAATACCGAAATGCTTTGCTAATCCAGACTGACCGCCAACAAGTTCAAACACTTTTTCTATTGGTTGCACAGATCTTTCCTTTGTCTATTCTACTTAAAGTAGCATTCTACTATTTAAAATAGCATTGTTGCAAGTTTATTTTCGTTTTAAAATTCTACCTTAGGTAGAAACCATAAAAGGGGAATACGAAAATGAATACTGAAAATACATTTGCTACAAGATTAAAAGCTGTGATGAATGAAAAAGGCGTAGGCATTCCAGAACTCAGCAAAGAACTTGGAACCACTTATGAAATGGTGCGTAGATACGTAATGGGTGTAGCAAAACCTAGAGAGAAAAAGTTAAAACTAATCGCTGATTATCTTGGCGTATCTCCAGCGTGGTTAGAGTATGGCGAAAGTTCAAACCTTGCGGTAACAACTACGCAAGAAGTCCACTTACTCGACAACGTCAAATTCTTAATGCGTAAAAAAGGCATCTCACTCCCACTTTTGGCGGAGCGAACCGAGATTGAAGAAAGCCGTTTATTAGAATTATTGAATTCCGACAACGTGGAAAATGAAAAACTCTTTTTAAGCACGCTTGAACAATTATTTCTTATCTCAACAGACCGCTTGCTTTATGACGACCTTAGCCAAAACTCGAAAGGTGTGAACTTCCTGAAAATGCGTTCCGTACCCGTGAACCGTGTGCCTATTCGTGGCTACGCCCAATTAGGTGCTGAAGGGCATTGGGTAGATTTAGAATACCCTGTAGGCGAAGGCGATGGCTACATTTGGTGGCCAAGCCGTGATGAAGATGTATATGCCCTAAAATGCCAGGGCGATTCGATGACCCCACGCATTAAGCACGGTGAATACGTGATTATTGAACCGAATCATGAAATCAAAAATGGGGATGAGGTACTAGTGGTCACCGATGAAGACCAAGTGATGGTTAAAATATACGCCTACGAACAAGGTGGCAGACTTACGCTCTATTCCGTGAATGAAAACCACGAGCCAATCAACCTTTACCAAGAAAACATCCGTAAAATGCACTATATGGCTGGCATTGCGAAAGAGAGCTTGGTGTTGGATTTGTAGCGGTGGAGCATAGGAGTTATTTGTAAGATAGCGACAATACAAGGAAATATAATGAATAAAGTAAAAAGAGCTACATTACTAAGTATTCAGCAAGAAATTTATGAGAAAAATGTGAACCCTACCCATAAGGCGGTTGTACTTACAGAAGATGAAGAAGAGGTTATTTTATACTGCAAAGAACTTGCACCGAGAGAATTATTTGTTGAATGTGCCGTTGCTTTAATTGGTCGAGATTTAGGTATATCTATTCCTAAACCTTACATTGTATTAGCTACTCCTGAAAGCAACTACCCAAATATTGAACATCCAATATCTGCGCCCATTCTTTTATTTGGTTCAGAGAGTATTGAGTATCCTAATCTCTTTAGAAAATTAGAGGAAGGTATTGATAAATCCTTTATCTTGCCTGCATTATCTCAATGCGATGACGACTATGGGATCGCATTATTTGATGAATGGATTGCCAATACTGATAGACATTTTGGAAATATTCTATTTGACGGTGGGGATAAGTTCTTCTTCATAGACCACGATTGCGCCGTACCGAGCTATTGCCAATGTGAAGCAACCATAGGGCAAAACAAACTACTTAATTCGCTTATACAGAACTTTCCTACAGAAGCAAAAAAACAACAATATCTAGATAACTGCATGCTAAAACACGCACCGAAATGTGTGAAGTATACATTAAACGATATCGGCGAAAGAACCTTCGCACAAACTTATTTAGATGGGAAAGAGATAAATTATCTTGAAAACTTCCTGCAAAAAAGAGTAACCTATATCAGTAATCTTTTACACCAACGGCTAAATATTAAACAACAAGAACTTTTTGGAGCGATACACTAATGTTTACTCAATTTCCGCAAATCCCTAATTTTAAAGGGGAATGGCGGGCGATACAGCTTGAACCAATTATTGGTTCCGGTGAACGCATTACAGTAGCCATTTCTGTACTTGGACAAAATGGTGAACATAAAGCTATCCAAGCTATTCGTCCTGAACTTTTAGAATGTTTATATGGCAACAAATCCAAAGAAATGATGAAACTGATTCAATTGATAATTGAATCAGTTTCAAATCAAACAGATAATCTACAAGATTGGAAACCACCATTTGAAGGATTAACTTTATCTAAAGCTCACCATACTAGCTCAAAAGATATTTACGGCATTTTACGCCAAGCAATCCAATTGTCGTCTAGTTTAAGTAAATTATCACTTGCAGCTGAGCATCATGAAGAAAACATCAGCGAACAAGTTAAAAAAGCTGAATCACGGTGGAGTACAAGTATTGAGAATGAAGTCATAACTAAAAATAATAACCTTCGCACATTTTTTAATGTTTCCGCAAAAATAGGAAACTCTGAAATCAAAACAAGATTTAATTTCTTAACGGATAATTATGCCTCTAATTTTGCCGTATTTAACCCTCATTCAGCATCGCAAAGTACTACGGTTATTAAATCAAAATTGATAGATCTAGAACGCTTAGAAAAAGCACAAGGGCTATTTAATATTGAAAAAAGAGAGCTAATACTAGGATTACCTGATTTTAAAAATGATGTTTCCTTATCTGATAAAGCAATCAAAAATGCAGAAAATTATCTAATAATGTATGAAGAAATTGCTTTAAGTCAGGAGATTGAGATATTTAAAACATCCACCCCAACTTTAGCGGCCAAACGCTTAATGGCACAGGTTGCATAATTCATATAAACCGCCCTAGTGGCGGGGGTTGTTTTTTTTCTTTTCTT